AAAGGATTATATAAACTAAGTACTCACAGGAAGTCAAATTCAATCCGGCGATCTTTGTAAAGCCGGATTTCTTTTATTTTTAGTTTCCAAAATGCTTGTTTGTTTTCTCTGTTAAGTTGTTTGTATATTTCTTGCCATCCTGTGGAAAATAAGGTTGCAATTTCTTCTGGTGCGCGGCTTTGTGATTTTACTTGTGTAATCTCATCCATTTGTGATGTCAGCTCTGCATACTTTTTTGAGTAGTCCGCTTTTGAAATCATGTCGTCTATATACAACTCTGACAACCTGGACAGTTTTTTTTGTAAGGTCTTTAATTGCGCATCTTGATTTGCTTGGGATTCTTGACGCGGCTTGGCTTGCAATTTGACCTGTATCTGCTCGTCTATTGTCGACAGCAGATAATCTTCGATTTTCCATTCGATGGTAAAATTACCGTTGTCGCATCCTTTCCTCTGGTAAGACCCTTGACAGTAGTAGGAGTAAGAGCACTTTCCGCTTGCGCGTGGAGATGGATGCCCTGTCATTCTGCGCCCACATTCTCCACAGACTATCAGCCCTGAAAAAATATACGTTCGATTGTAAGGGGATTTTCGTGTCACCCTCGTGCGTAAACCTTGCACACGCTGGAATTCCTGCGGCGTTAAATACGGGGGCAATTTTATCCCGTGCCAGTCTCCCATGTATCCGGGGTTGTCTAACATTTGACTGGCTGTTAGGTATTTAAGTTTTAATTCCGGCACTGCGTCCATTGCTTTTGTTATGGAGCCGGTTTCCAAAAATGTAGAGAAGTACCTCCGTATAATTGGTTCTGTCTCTTTGTCTATAACAGCAAATTTCCCTTCGATTTTGTAGCCTTTTGGAAGATGACCTGTGCAAACCTCATTTCGCTCTTTTTTAGCATCAAGAACTCGTTTTATGCGTTCACTGGCGCGGTCGGCTTCGTCCTGTGCTACAGCGAGCATAATGTTGATTTTCAACCTGCCTGCAGCTGTAGACGTGTCGTAATCCTCGTAAATCGTTTTCCATGACACGTTGTGGGCTTCAAGGATTTCCTGCACTTTGTAATACTCGCCGATGTTACGAAACCACCTGTCCAGCTTTGTGACGAGAATAATGTCTACCTCATCACGCTTTACAGCTTCCAGCAGTTGGAGCATGGCCGGGCGCTTTTCAATTTTTTTTCTGGCAGAAAACCCGGCATCAGGGAAAATGCCTACCACCTTCATATTGTTGGCTTTTGCGTACTCTTCGAGGTCGTTCTGCTGATCGTGGATAGACAGGCCGAACTTTGCCTGTTCTTCCGTGGACACACGCGGGTATAATGCTGCCCGCAATACTACACTCATTGTTCATCTCCTCCCTTATCTGGCGACAATGTATACTTTTTTGCATAGCGCAAATACATCATCAAAATAGCGGCAAAAATGCCGATACCGGCGGCAAGAAGCAAAAAGACGATCCATGCGAATACACCCGCTTGCCCGCCCTGAATAAGCCCCTTATGGGGAATGTGGTAGTCAAAAAAGATATATCCCACGATAACAGCCATAAATATGGTGCACAAAAACGTAAGGCCATAAATAGCAAATTTTGTGTCCCGCGATTTCTTGCGCTGGTAGTTAATAGTTTTTGCCATCTGCTCCATGCTGCCCTCAAGATGGGCTATCTGCACATCGGCATCATGCAGCTGCTTTTGGTGCTTCAGCTGTTCATTGGCTTTCTTCAATTGATCTTCCGTTGTCACTTCTTTTTCAATCCCGAAATATTCATCCATCGAAACGCCAAGCGCGGCACAAATTAAACCCATTTTGTACACGCTCGGCTCCTTTGATGATGCGGAGAAAAAATTGCTTATAGTTGATGCTGAAATGTCCGTCATGTCGGACAAATCTTGTATAGTTAAATTTTGTCGGTCTTTTGCATCCCTGCACAAATCCTGCAATGTTTTTACCATTTTCCCCTTTTACTCTTTTTTCGGGCAGGAGAATCCTAATTCTGGTTTGCCGCAAACGGTAATTATCCGAATTTGGTATTGCCCTGCCAACCCCTGATTTGTTAGTGTGAACGTGCAGCCGGAAAGCCGGGAGGCCACCGGCGAGAATAGCCCCGCTGTCCGTTGCGGGAGCAGCGGGGCTATTTAATAAAGACCCACATAAAAACACTTCCCCATGAAATATTTTTTAATTTGTTGCACGTTTGCATGCAACAAACAGCTTGTGCGTAACTATAAGTGTGCCAACATAGTTGTACACCGAGAAAATAATATGTCAAATCAAGAAAGGGGAAAGAAATGCATTGTACAAAAACAACAGGGCGTGATAAAATGGAGTTGGCAGTGGTCACCGACACAGAAAACGTGCGCGATCGGTTGACTGCCGAAATTATGACGCTGACAAAAGAACAGTTTGACTATGTTTTACAGCATTTGGAGGAAGTATTATGAGCTACGCTGTTTTGTGCGGCCTGGTTGCCTTTGCTTTTGTAGGCACAGTTATACAATGGGTATGGATTTGGGGGCTGATTAAAAAACTATCTTTCGTGGAAGAAATGCTTTATCGAGAGTTAGCAAAACTTTCCCAGCAAATACCCACCAATCATGCAAAGAACGCTGGATACAATACCGCACCAAAAGTATAAACGAGCCTTTCTATCGGCTGCTTTCTTTTCATCTTGCAGTCTGATATATTCTTTCACCCCATACGGGACAACAGTTCCTTTGGCAATTTCGGGAATTTCAAAATGTAAATCAGGCATACAGCAATTTCCTTTTATAGTACAGTTTTTGCCCCTTGAACAAGGACAAGTAGCTTTCGACACTGTTCATCAGTGAGAGAAGAAACAATATCCAAAAGAGCTTTGCGTTCTGCGCTGACGCCCTCGCCCTTTGCGGCGGGGGCTTTTTTTGCGTCCTCCGGCGGCAGCACGGGCAGTTCATCCCCGTCCAGCTCCGCGAGAGTGATGCCGAAGTGCTCGGCAATCTTCTGGCGTGTCCCGTAATGGGGGATTGAAGCGCCGGTTTTCCAATTAACAGGGCTTTGAATATTGACGCCAAGAATTTTTGCGAATCTGTACGCAGAATAATTGCGCTGCTCCATGCAGTAATTAAAGTTTTCGGTAAATCCCATAAAATCAACGGTCGAATTTTGGTTAAATTGATGGTCGAATTACAGTTGATTTTTGGTTGAAGTTCGACTATAATTAGACCGTGGACAGGCAACAAAAACCTGCACCACCCCGATAAATAGGGCTGGCGTGATAGGAAAGTTTGTAGCAAAACCAAACTATCACAAATACTCTAATTTGTCAAGAAAATAATCTAACTTTGGAGGTGATATTTTGGGATTCGGTGAAAACCTCGCACGGTTGCAGGAGGAACACGGCGAGACGAGTTACCGACTGGCAAAGGCTATCGGCGTACATCAGACGTCCATTACGAACTGGAAGAACGGCATTAAGCCGCACCCGAAGCACGCGAAGCTGGTAGCGAAGCACTACGGCGTGAAGGTGGAGGAGCTGATGGGGACGATGCCGCAGGGGTAAGAAAAAGCCCCGCCCAGTGGTTGCGGCACTGGACAGGGCGTCTCCGAAACATCTACCAAAATGTTCTGCGGATAGTATACCACGCCCGCAGAGGAAAGGCAAGAGATTATGACGTGCGCTGAAATTGCCGTGATGTTATGGGCACGGCAGAACGGAATGGAAATTATCGAGGTCGAGTACATTCGACAGGAGGAAACGACATGAGTTGGTTTGCATGGGCGCTGGCGTTTATCGGCGCGGCGTGGCTGAGCTGGGCTATCGTCAAGGGCGTGGAGGCGCTGGGACGATGAGAGAGCGGAACAGGCGGGCGCGGGAGTACTCCCGGCTATGCCGCACCAGAAGATGGTGCAGACGGCTGTGGGTAGTGGCAATCGTCCTGTGGGTGATGCTGCTGGTGCTGGTGGCGTGGTGCCTGACGCTGCCGCCGGTGCAGGAGGACGTGGTGCAATCGCCGCCCACAAGGGAGATCGTGGAACCGGAGCCGGAGAACCTGCTGGTGTGCGATATCACCGGGTACTGCGCCTGCTGCACACCCTACGCACACATGAACCAGCGGGAAGGCAAGGTGCTGACGGCCTCCGGGCGGTGGGTAGCCATCGGCGAGGCGGTGGCGGTAGACCCTGACGTTATCCCGCTGGGAAGCACCGTAACGCTGGGCGGCAAGGAGTACATAGCGGCAGACACCGGGGTGCACGGGTACACGGTGGACGTGCTGATGAGCCACGAGGACGCGGCGCAGGCCGGTGTTGTGAAAGCGCTGGTGAGGTGGGAATGACAAGCTGCCCCATCCACTGCCCACACCGCCGCGTCGGCTGCCGCACCGACTGCCCTCTGTGGGCGCAGCACGAGGCGGAAAAAGCGCGGTCATACGAAGAGCGAAAGCACATGATAGACTACAAAGCTTATAAGAAAGCAGTTGTCCGCCGCGCCATCATCCGCGCGAACACGAAATAAGGAGGAAGGAAATGAAGGTTTACAAGGCAACAGACAAGGACATGAAGTGCCGTGGATACCAGTATGAGCTTGGCAAGACAGCGGAAGTCGAGGGCGATATTGAATTGTGCGAAAATGGGCTGCATGCCTGCGAAATGCCACTTGATGTGTTGAAATATTACGCGCCCGGTTATGGTTCACGGTACTTCGAGGCGGAGCTGGAGGATGTCAGCGGCGAGATACGCAGCGACGATACGAAGCGCGTCGGCAAGAAGCTGACATTAAGCGCGGAGATCGGTATTCCGGGGTTGGTCAAGGCACAGGTGGAGTACGTTAAGTCGCAATGTGACTTTGAAGATGCCATCATAAGAGCGAACGCCGAAAAGGAAAACCTCGCCACCGGCGTGAGTGGCGCAGCATCTGCCACCGGCTGGAGTGGCGCAGCATCTGCCACCGGCGATAGTGGCGCAGCATCTGCCACCGGCTGGAGTGGCGCAGCATCTGCCACCGGCGTGAGGGGCGCAGCATCTGCCACCGGCGATAGTGGCGCAGCATCTGCCACCGGCTGGAGTGGCGCAGCATCTGCCACCGGCAAAAACTGCGTAGCCATGACCACCGGTTATTGCGGGCGCGTTATGGGTGAAATAGGTAATGCCCTTGTTTGCGTGGAGCGCGATAACGAAGGAACTATTCTGCATATCCTGTCCGGCGTCGTAGACGGTACAATGTTAAAGCCGAACGTCTGGTATACAGTAAATGGCGGAGAATGGGAGGAGGTTCCGGAATGAACCGATTGAAGGAAAGGCGGCAGGAGCTGGGGCTGACGCAGGAGACGGTCAGCGGGATTTTGAAGCTGGCAGACCCACGGATGGATGTGAGCATGGTGAGCCGGTTTGAAAACGGCGCGTGCCTGCCTACAGAGGAGGTCATGACAGCACTGGAGGCGGTGCTGCGTACCAACCGGGCATATCTGTACGGCGACGAGGACAAGGCCGACATCCCCCAGAGGACGGCGGAGACGGAGCGGATCGCCGGCCTGATACCCAGCGGGCGCAGGAACGCCATTAGCCGCGAGGATCTGGCGGCGGCGCTGCACACCACCGACCGGAAGATGCGAAAGGCCGTGGCCGAGGCAAAAAAGCAGGGCTTGATGATCTGCAACGACGGGGACGGATATTACCAGAGCGACGAGTTGAGCGACCTGTGGCGGCAATACAGGCGGGAAACGGCGCGGGCTATGTCTATTCTCAAGGCGCGGAAGCCGATGCGGGAGGTGCTGAAGGCGGCGGGGAGGCCGGTATGAGAAGCGTAATGGAATATTGGGAGCCGGAAAGGCCGGCAGAGCCGAAGGATTACAAGGTTCCCCGCTGCCCGGTGTGCGGCGAGGAAACCGACACACTGTACAAGAATATTTACGGTGAAATCGTCGGATGCGATGGCTGCATCAGGACGGTGGATGCATGGGAGGAAAAGAAATGAGCTTGAGTTTATACCACATTGACCAGGCGCTGGAGGCGCTGATCGACCCGGAGACCGGGGAGCTGCTGGACTACGATGCGTTCGAGCAGTTACAGATGGACAGGGAGCACAAGATTGAGAACATGGTGTGCTGGTCTAAGAGCCTTGACGCGGAGGCGAAAGCCATCCGGGATGAGGAAAAGGAGCTGGCAGAGCGGCGACGCACGATGGAGCGCAAGCGTGACCGGCTGCGGGACTACGTTGACCGGGCATTGGACGGGCACCCTTTCCAGACGGCAAAGTGTTCTGTTACCTACCGCAAGAGTACGGCTGTGGAGATCACCAACATGGAGGAGCTGGTGCGGTGGTGCATGGACAATGGCTATGACGGCAAGGTGACGTATACCTCGCCCACGGTGGCCAAGAGCGACATTGCTCCGCTGCTGAAAGCCGGTGTTGCGGTGGACGGTGCGGAGATCGCCGAGCGGATGAACATGGGGGTAAAGTGATGGAGAACCTGGCTATCTATAACGCGGTGCGAAGCGTTCCGGACAGCGCCAAAAGGCAGATCGGGGCAGGCCGTTTGAAGGGCAAGACGGACATCAATCCCATGTGGCGGCTGAAAACCCTGACGGAGCAGTTTGGTCCCTGCGGCATTGGCTGGAAGTATGTCATCACAGATAAGCGGCTGGAACAGGGCGCAAACGGAGAAGTGGCCGCATTTCTGGACATTGACCTGTTTGTTAAAGTGGACGGCGCATGGTCGGAGGCTATTCCCGGCACAGGCGGAAGCGCATTTGTGGCGAAGGAAAAGAACGGGCCTTACACCTCCGACGAGTGCTTTAAGATGGCGCTGACGGACGCTATCTCCGTGGCCTGTAAGGCGCTTGGATTTGGCGCGGACGTGTATTGGGACGCGGACAGGAGCAAGTACGACAAGCCTGCACCTGTCACATACCCCAAAGGAACAGTCATCTGCGAGAGCTGCGGCATTCCCATCAAAGGAGTAACGTGCCAGGGCGTGAAGTATTCCCCGGATGACATCGCGGACAGGGCGCTGGACAGATACGGGAAGCGCCTGTGCTGGGGCTGCATGAAAGCGGCCAACGCAGCAGAGAAGAAGCATGCAGCAGATAACGGTTGATTCGGCGCGGTGGGCGCAGGACAGTGAGGGCGCGTGGCTGGCGTTGCGTGTGAAGTCGCCGCAGACCGCTATGGACGTGTGCGACGCGCTGAAGCCTGACAAGGAGTACAACGTGACCATCAAGGGCAAAGGCCGGAGCTTGGATGCCAACGCCTATTGCTGGGTATTGCTGGACAGGCTGGCGGCACACTACGGAATCTCCAAGCAGGAGGTGTACCGGCAGGAGATACGGAACATCGGAGGTGTGAGCGATGTGCTGTGCCTGCGGGAAAAGGCGGTGGATGCGTTCTGCCGGAGCTGGGAGCGGAACGGTATCGGCTGGATGGCAGAGACGTTCCCCAGCAAGCTGAAGGGTTGCGTGAACGTGACAGTATGGTACGGCAGCAGTACCTACGACACGGAGCAGATGTCGCGGCTGATAGACGCCGTTGTGCAGGATTGCGAACGCGCAGGAATTGAGACTATGACGCCGGCAGAGCTGGACGCGCTGGTGAGCCGGTGGGGAGAGGTGAGTACATGGGGGCGCTGAACATGCAGCCATGCTGGACATGCAAGAAGTGCTACGGCGATTGCAGCTGGACGAAGAAGAACCCGGAGCCGGTGCCCGGATGGGACGCCACGCCGACGGTGAAATTTCACGGAAGCGGCGGCGGCAAGTACTGCATGCACAGCTACGCCATACACAGCTGCCCGGAATACGAATGGGACGGGACGGTGGTAAGCAATGGAGGACAAGCGGTGCTTCCTGTGCGGCAGGAATGACCCAAGCGATCCGTTAGAGAAGCATCATCTTCTGGGCGGTGCGAACCGCAAGAAGAGCGAGAAGTACGGCCTTGTTGTGTACCTGTGCGGCAACCGCTGCCACAGGAACGGAAAGACAGCCGTACACCGCAGCGGCGAACAAATGCGCAGGCTGCGCCGGTACGGTCAGCTCAAGGCCATGCAGGAGCAGGGCTGGACGGAAGAGGACTTCCGACGAGAATTTGGGAAATCATATTTGTAAGGAGATTTGACATGGTAAACAGAACGATTTTGCAGGGACGGCTCTGTGCGGATCCGGAGCTGCGGAGAACCAACAACGGTACGGCGGTGTGCAGCTTCCGCGTGGCGTGGAGCGAGACCATCAAAGACCGGGAGACGAAGCTGTTCCTGAACTGCGTGGCGTGGCAGGGCACGGCAGAGCTGATCTGCAAATACTGGTACAAGGGCAAGGAAATCCTTCTAGAGGGCAAGCTGTCCACCCGCGAATACCAGGACAAAAACGGCAACGACCGCAGTGTGACGGAGATGACAGTCGATCGTGTCCACTTCTGCGGCAAGAACGAGGATACGCAGGGTACGTCCCCGCAGACGGGCGGCAGATTTGTGGAGCTGGACGAGGATGACAGCGATCTGCCGTTCTAAGGGGGGGGTGACGTGAATGGGCAAGATGCAGGACGAGATCAAGGCGCTGCGGCGGCAGAACACACATTTGCAGAACGTGGTGCAGCGGCAGCGGCAGCACCTGTCAGAGCTGACCGGTGCCATACAGGACTACAAAAAGTCCATCACGGCGCACTATGTGGCCTGCGCCATTACCTTCGGAGAAAAACGGGAAGACTGCGACACCGTGTGGGGCTGGCATTTGGAGGTGCCCGCCGACCTTGTGAGTAAGGCGCTGGAGAACTACACAGGCACTGTGGAGTTGGACAAGAAGCGTGGGGTGTACGTCATAGGCGTATCGCCGAAGGAGTGAGAGGTGGCGCAATGGCAAGAAACTATGCTGCACTCCCCTATGATTATTTAGAGGAGATGGAAGCACTCAACGATGCAGAGTTCGGTCGGCTAACGCGGGCATTGCTGGCATACAGCATGACGGGAGAGCAGATAGCGCTCTGTGGCAATGAGAGATTTTACGCCAAGCGCGTTATGTCTCAGGAGGATCGGTTTAAGGCAAGCTACGAGGAAGTGTCCGTAGTACGGAGCGAAGCAGGTAAAGCGGGAGCGGCTGCAAGATGGCAAAATGGCAAACGCATTTTTGCCAATGGCAAAAATAGCAAAGCCATCTCTGCCAATGGCAAAAATGGCTATACCGAAACCAATACCGAAACCAATACCGATACTCTGCCATCTAACGATGGCAAGAGTGATACACGCGCGAAGCGCTTCACACCACCATCCGCTGATGATGTGGCTGCCTATGTAAAGGCGCAGGGCTATCACGTCAACGCAGAGCGGTTTGTGGCCTTTTACGAGCAAAAGGGCTGGATGGTTGGGAAAAACCACATGAAGGATTGGAAAGCCGCCGTGCGAAATTGGGAGACGAGATGGAAGGAGGAGCACGTAGGTGGATGTAACGGCAGTGCTGGAGAATCTGCGAAAAAATGGAATATCCCCGGAGAGGTCGTACTTTGAGTGCCCGGACTGTGAGGACAGGGGCTATACGGCCACACGCAGTGCTACCGGGGAGCTTGTTACCCGGAGCTGCCCTTGCCAGATACGCAAGGACAACCAGCGGCGCATTGAGCGCAGCGGGCTGGCCGGTTTGCTGGAAAGCTGTACGCTGGAGACGTACCAGACGGCGGAGACGTGGCAGAAGCAGGCAAAGCAGATGGCCGAGGCGTATATCACGGATTGGCGCGGGAAGTGGTTTTATGCCGGTGGGAACCCAGGCAGCGGCAAGACGCACCTGTGCACGGCGATCTGCGGGAAGCTGATGGAGGCAGGCTTGCCGGTACGGTATATGCAGTGGCGGGCGGACATTCCATCCATCAAGGCAAAGGTAAACGATGCGGAGCTGTACGCCGAGGCCGTTGGAAAGCTGAAAACTATTCGCGTGCTTTACATCGACGACTTTCTCAAGGGCAACGTGACGGAGGCTGACCGGAACATTGCGTTTGAAATACTCAACGCACGGTACATAAAGCCGGAGTGTGCCACGATCATCAGTTCCGAGCGGACGATAGGGCAGATATTGGACTGGGACGAGGCGATAGGATCCCGCATTGCGGAACGCTCGAAGGGCTTTACCATGAGCGTGACGGGCAGCGGGAAGAACTGGAGGCTGAGATGAACGACGGCGCATGGGAGATCGCGTCAGGCAGGCTGTGCGCCGACTGTGTGCGGGCTATGTGGCTGGACTACATATTTGCCCCCGACCCGTATATCTGGGCACCCGGCACCTGCGACCGCTGCGGTGAGAAGAAGAACCAGACCGCGAGGTTGCGGTACACGATGAACAAAAGAGGATTGGAGAAAAGAGGACTGGAGAATGGGCTTGAAAAGTGACGATCTGGCGCGGCTTAGTCCTGCGGCGCAGAAGCAGGTCATGGAAAAGATGCGGAAACCGGGTAAGTACAAGGCGCAGAAGGCCAAGCGCGGCAAGCTGACCTTCGACAGCAAGAAGGAGGCAGAGCGCTACGACGCGCTGATGCTGCTGCAAAAGGCCGGGGAGATACGGGGGCTGAAATTGCAGGTGCGGTACTGCTTGCAAGAGGCGTACACGACGTTTGAGGGCGACCGCGTGAAAAGTATCGACTACATTGCGGACTTCGTGTACGAGCGCAGAACGGCTCCTGACAGCTACGGCCAGCGGTACTGGCTGCCGGTGGTGGAGGACGTGAAAGGGATGCGCACCCGCGAGTATGCCATGAAAGCAAAGCTGTTTCGCAGTAGTTACGGGTTTTCCATACGGGAGGTGTGACGTGGAGCGCATAAACCAGCCGCTGACGAATGAAGCAGCGAAGAAACTGATGGCGTTGGACGTGCAGGACAAGGAGATACTGACTTACGAAAAGTTGGACGAGTGGTACACCGCATGGGGCGGGCAGTGCTATGTCAGCTTCTCCGGCGGAAAGGACAGCACGGTGCTGGCGTATCTGGCGGCGCGGTACCTGTCGAGTTTCAGGACACCGCCGTGGGAGCTGAACTTGGTGTTTGTGAACACTGGGTTGGAGTACCCGGAGATACAGAAGTTCGTCAATGAGTACGCCGACTGGCTGCGAAGGGAGTTCCCCCGCGTGACCGTCAACCTGCACCGTCTGCGTCCGAAGATGAACATCCGGCAGGTGGTGCGGAAGTACGGGTATAGCATCGTGAGCAAAGATGTTGCGGGTAGTGTATACGAGGCGCGAAAAAACCCAAATTGTGTTCGAGCTAAAAAATTGCGCGGAGAACTTCTCGATAAGGAGGGCAAGACCTCTGCGTACAACTGTGATAATTGGGCATTTCTGCTGGACGCACCGTTTCCAATTTCCGATAGGTGCTGCCATGTAATGAAAAAGGCATCTGCGCATAGATACGAGGGGGAAACAAAAGAAAAACCAATGGTTGCAACAATGGCAGATGAAGGCAGACAAAGATTCCAGAAATGGATTGCGACAGGCTGCAACGCCTTTGAGGGCAAGCACCCGATGGGGAAGCCCATGAGTTTCTGGACGGAGCAAGACGTGCTGCGATTCATCGTAGACCGAGAGCTACCTATCGCCAGCGTATACGGCGACATTGTAGCAAGCGACGGTGAGAACGACTATGCGGAAACGCTGATCGACTGCAAGCTGCATTGCACGGGTTGCCAACGAACAGGATGTATGTTCTGCGCGTTCGGGGCTCATCTCGAAAAAGGCGAGAATCGTTTTGAGCGCATGAAGCACACGCACCCGAAGCACTATGAGTTTTGCATCGGCGGCGGGGAGTTTGACCCCGCGGACGGGCTATGGAAACCCAACGAAAAGGGCCTCGGCTACGGTCGGGTTCTGGACTACATCGGAGTGAGGTATTGACATGGGCAAGCAGCATTTGAGCAGGGACGACCGCATTTTTATGCGTGGCAAGCTGCAAGGCACACGGGAGAACATGGACATGGTGGCAATGGTGCTGATAGACAAATGCGGCTGGCACGTCCTTGAGGAGACAGAGGACAGCCGGGACACGCACAGCATCGCGTATCTGTACGAGTGCCTGGAGAAACTGGCGGAGGAAATAAACGAGGGCCGCATCGAGCGGAAGCACATCAAGGACGTGCTGAAGGACGAGTGCGGCGTGGTGTTTGGAGATTAGGAGGTGATTTAGGTGAAGCATTTATACGACATCACGAAAATAAACGGGGCAGAGATCGAACCCGTTTGGTGTATTACAGGTGGCTCACCTTGTTAGACAGGACTTATCCATCGCCGGGAAACGCGCCGGTTTGGCGGGAGCGCGAAGCGGCCTGTTTATGGAGCAGGTACGCATCGTAAAAGAAATGAGGGAGGCGGACAAAAGGAATGGACGGACAGGTGACATGGTTAGACCTCGGTATCTCGTGTGGGAAAATGTGGTCGGCGCCTTTAGCAGCAACAAAGGAAAAGACTTCGCAGCCGTGCTCGAAGAGATCATCAAAATCGTCGAACCGGAAGCCCCCGGTATTGAAGTGCCTGAAAAGGGCTGGCCTACCTGGGGAGGGTACCACGATGAAATGGGAGGACGATGGAGCGTGGTGTGGCGAACTCACGACGCGCAATACTGGGGAGTGCCCCAACGCCGTCGTCGTATCTCGGTTGTCGCAGATTTTGGAGGAGACACCGCATCCGAAATACAATTTGACGGCGAAAGCGTGTCAGGGGATATTGCGGAGAGCGGAGCGTCGGGGGAAGGACCTGCCGAAGCTGCTGAAGCAGGTGCTTCTTATGCAGTCCGCATCAGGGGGGGCTGTGACGGAGGAGGAAAAGGCGCGTTAGTGCAGACGGAGAAAAGCGGAACGCTGGGCACGGGGAACGATCAGACGATTTTCTGCATGGCCACACAGCAGGGAGGCGCGGAACTGCGGACGGATGACCGAGCGCCCACATTGACAGCAGCGGCGGGCATGAGCGGGAACAATCAGCCGGTGGTATGTGCCGGGTTTAAGCTGGGCAACAGTGAACAGGCGCGGAGCATCGGCTATCAAGAGGAACTGTCCCCTACACTGAACGCCGAGTGCGGCGGGAATAAGCCAGCTGTGGTTGCACCAGCGGTGGCGCTGGACATGACACACGCCTGTGACGTCATCCGCGAGTGCGGAGAGCAGGTCCCGGCGTTGCAGGCTCGAATGGGGACAGGCGGCAATCAAGTGCCGCTGACGTACCAGATGAACGGGTTTGGCGATTATCGCGTCGGAGAAGTCGCAAGCAGTTGTAAACAGCGAGACTTTAAGGACAGCACAGACCTTGCAATAACAAACATGGTGGTGCGCCGCCTGACGCCGTTGGAATGCGAACGGCTGCAAGGATTCCCTGACGGATGGACAGATATTGGAGATTGGGTTAAAACAGATAAACGCGGGCGTGAAATAAAAGTGAAAGGAAATGCGGACAGCCCACGGTACAAGGCACTGGGCAACTCCATCGCGCTTCCATTCTGGGACTGGATGCCGCGGCGTATGGCGCGGTATCTGCCGGAGGGAACGACGCTGGGGAGCTTGTTCGACGGAATCGCGGGTTATCCGCTGATTTGGGAACGCATACACGGCAAAGGCACAGCGCGGTGGGCAAGAGAGATCGAGCCGTTCCCCATCGCCGTAACAAAGAAACATTTTCCAGAGGAGAAATGACATGACAAAAGATGAGATCGTGACCGCGCTGCGGTGTTGTGCAAGCCCGGAAGTGGATTGCAAGGAGAATTGCGCGTTTTTCGGTATGAGCAGCCCCAACAACGATTGCAGCCAGAAGAAAAATACCGCCGCCGCTGACCTGATCGAGAACCAGCAGCGGCACATCGAGGCACTGATGAAAGCCAACGACAGCCTGAAGGACGCCATTGCACGGCGTGATAAGCAGATAGAGGACATGGGGCAGGGCATGGCACAGCTGGCAAAGGCTGTGGCGGTGAAGGAGGAAAACGATGGAACGGCTGACATTTGATGGAAGATTCTGTGACATTGCACAGTGTACAGAGACACCAGGCGGCAGTTTCTGCGAAGATGGATATTGCTCCCAGCGGAAGGTGTGGGAGCGGCTGAAACAGTACGAGGACACCGGCTACACGCCGGAGGAGATTGCAAAGCTGCAAGGCGACCTGATCCAACGCAACGCAGAACTGCTGAAAGCACGGGAGGACTTGCAGAGCGCGAAGAATACTGCCGATCAGCACGCGGCTATCAACGACACGCTTTATGACAGTAACGCGAAGCTGGCGGCAGACCGCAAAGACCTTATCAACGAGCTGTGCCAATACTGCGGGAAGTACAAACAAGCACACGAGGGCGCCTGTGACGGGTGCAAATGGAGAGAGAAGTAAATGGACGCTGTGAAGTTTATCAAAGAACGCGACCGAATGTGCCGCTTTTACCACCATGCCGGGGACTGCTATCAATGCCCCGCAAAAGACTGCGAGTGTAGTGCATTGGAAGGAATGGTTGATGATGACAGCATTGTGACCATCGTCGAGGCATGGTCTGCTGCACACCCACGAAAGACGCGGCAGGACGTATTTCTGGAGCAGTGGCCGGAGGCGAAAGTTGACGGCGGCGGTTGTTTGGATGTCTGCCCGTATGTGATTTCCGATACCTACAGGAACGAACTCGGGTACTGTGCAAGAAATGGTGTGAGCTGTTATGTTTGCCGCCGCGAGTTCTGGCCGCAGGAGGTAGAGTGATGGAGAACCTGTTGCAAAACATCGCCAGCGGGCTGTGGATCGTGTTGGGCGTGTACTGTTTCTTCGGACTAAGGAAGTGGAACAAGCGGTTCAGCGAGTTGTACGACGAACTGAAGTGGGAGGTGGAGTGATGGGAGAGCATAAGTATAACCCCACGGCCACCGCTGCGAAGAACGGCGAACTGCCGCCGAAGAAGAAGCCGATGGGCACGGCGGAGAGCAGGGAATGGGTGTACGCATGGATGCGGAAGAACACGCCGCTGGGCATCATAGAACGTGAGATAAGGGAGAACTGCAATGGCGGAGTATATTAAAAGAACAGCAGTGTTTGAACAGTTCGACAATGCCGATGCGGATGTGTGCGAAACAGATGACTTCGGCGGAGTTGACTATGGGTTTGGCATGAAGAACATCAAGGAACTCATAAATGCAATTCCCGCCGCTGATGTTGCTCCGGTGGTGCGGTGCAAGGACTGCAAGCACAGCTGGGAAGATATAGGCGGACTGTGTTGCTCGCATAGGGTTTGCATTGACCTTAATGTGCCGGATGATTTTTATTGTGCTTATGGAGAAAGAAAGGACGTAGGTGAAAAGTGATGTCTTGGTGGAACGCAAAATACACGAACGGAAACGGTGACAACGAAATCACTTTTGGTAGCAAATATTACGAGAGGGCAAGGGCGGTTGAAAAGGTATGTCAGGCCGTGATTGATAAAAAAGTCAAAACGCCGGACGATGTGGAGGTAGTGGTACGCTGCAAGAACTGCGAGCATGAGTTTGGCGGGATCTGCATTATCTGCGGGTTCCGGAAGCGCAAGCCGGAGGACTTCTGCTCCTACGGGGAGAGGAAGGACGGCGGCGATGCAGAAGGGTGACACGATCCGGGCGCGGTTTATGACGCTGCCAGACTTATTCCCCGGTAAGGGGTGCGAAGAAAAGAAATTCCCTATACGCAAAGGCACGGTGGTGTACGTGCATCCGAAGGGGCGGTACATCGTGGCGGAGTGCGGTGGGGTGCGGGAAACATTCTTCCCGGAGGAGGTGCTGACATGAGCGAATTCCCGGAACGGCTGAGAAAGCTGCGGGAGAGAAAGAGACTGAAACGGTATGTGCTGTCGGAGCGCTGCGGGCTGAACTCTGACGCCATACGCCGGTATGAGCTGGGCACAGCGAAGCCGACGATGGACGCGCTGAAGAGCATAGCGGATGAATTCGGCGTGTCGGTGGACTATCTGATGGGCAGGACGGACTATCCCTGCGTGGTAGATATTGCCGAAAAATAATTTTGAAAATTCCACTTAAAAGTGGAAAAATTGAAAAAATGCACTTTATCATGGGAGATGCAGGGGCAAACTCTGCATCTCCCTCCTTTTTTCTTTTCCCCCTTCTTTTCCTGATGGGCGGGGCTTTGGCTCCGCCCGGAGGGAGCAATATGCGGCATAGGTGCCCAGCAATGAGAGACCACGGCGAGTGACGGGGACTTTCCCTGAAGCGCTAACGAGGGGCAGGACCTCGGTGCCGCACCATTCACACAAGCGGGCGAGGAAGCGCGAGAAGTTAAGTATGCACAAGCTGGTGCACCAGCGGCGGACAGTTAATCCGCAAAAACAGTGCATGGCTGATGAGAAGGCGCAGCGCGGTGTGATACCAATGGCCGGGTAGCGCCCGGACAATGTGAGACTGTTCGGTATGGCTCACATGAAAATGACAATGGCCGCTGAAAACTGCGCTTGTCCTGATGCGTCAAGACCGGTTTGACCAGACGGAATAGGGGCTGCGACTTTTCGGAGCGTAGTTGCCGGTAGCGTGTGACGATCTAAGCGGCAATGTGTACCAGGGAAGACATGAAATACAGGTGAGGCGAAAGCCAAGTACAGACGTGCCAATGACAAAGGCCAATGGTGGGAGGCCGGTGCGTCAGACAAGGAAGGAAGTGAGCAAAATGGCAAAGGTAGGGTGCCCAAGAAAATACCAAAGCGTCAAGCAAATGCAGAGGGCCATTGACGCTTACTTTGAAAGCTGCAAGGGAGAACCTATTATCGGTGATGATGGTCAGCCCATTGTGGACAAATACGGCAATGTTATTTTGATCGGACAGAAGCCTCCGACTATAACGGGGCTTGCGTTGGCGTTGGGGTTTACGGGCAGACAAGCGCTACTTGACTATCAGGCGCGGCCTGAGTTTACGGACACGGTCACGCGCGCGAAGTCCATGTGTGAGGCATACGCAGAGGCGCGGCTGTATGACCGTGACGGCGCGAACGGCGCAAAGTTCAGCCTGAGCTGCAATTTCGGGTGGCGCGAAGTCACCGAGACAAAAGTAAGCACGGATGCAGTCAAGGTGATAATTGATGTCTGACATCCGTCTGTCTGACAAAATCGGCTCTTCGTTCTACGACGTGGCGCATGACGTGTTCCGCCACGGGCACACGCACTACGATTTCAGCGGTGGGCGCGGCTCACTTAAGTCCTCCACGGTGTCTGTTCTTGTCCCTCTGTTGCTGATAAACAACCCAGGCACACACGCGCTGGTGCTGCGTAAGGTGGCAAACACCATTCGTGACAGCGTGTACGCGCAGTATATCTGGGCAATCGGGGAGCTGGGCATGGCGGCGTATTGGGAAGCAAAGGTTTCCCCGATGGAGCTGATTTACAAGCCTACCGGGCAGAAGATCATGTTCCGGGGCGCTGACGATCCCATGAAGATCAAGTCTATCAAGGTGCCGTTCGGCTACATTGCCGTGACGCACTTCGAGGAAAAAGACCAGTTTGCCGGACGCGCAGAAATTCGAACCATTTTGCAGTCAACAATGCGCGGCGGTTCGATGTTTTGGAACTTTGAAAGCTACAACCCACCGATAAGCCGCGATAATTGGGCGAACAAAGACAGCCTGGAAGAACGCACAGACAGGCTGTGTCACAAGTCAACGTACTTGCAAGCCCCAACAGAGTGGCTTGGTGAGCAGTTTTTAGCGGAGGCAGAACATCTCAAGGCCACGGACGAGAGAGCGTACCAGCATGAGTATTTAGGCATTCCTGTGGGTACGGGCGGCAACGTGTTTGACAACCTGGAGCTGCGGGAAATCACTGACGAGGAAATGTCGCATTTTGACCGCATTTACCAGGGCGTTGACTATGGGTATTATCCAGATGCATTTGCTTTTTTGCGTATGGCGTATGACAGCGCACGGAACACGCTGTATTTTCTTGATGAATATTATTGCCACAAGAAAAGCAATGCAGAAACCGCGCAATGGATACTCAATAAAGGGTATACAGACGCTTACATTATTTGCGATAGTGCGGAGCCTAAAAGCGTTGCAGATTTCCGGGCAATGGGCTTGCCCGCAAAAGGCGCGGTAAAAGGGCCGGGATCTTTGGATTATTCAATGAAATACCTTGCACGGCGCTCCAAGATCGTAATTGACCGGCGGCGCACCCCTCACGCTTGCGAGGAGTTCGTTGCGTATGAATATGAGCGGAACAAAGACGGCGATATTATCAGCGGATACCCGGATGCAAACGATCACTGCATTTCTGCGGCCCGCTATGGGTTGGAGCCGCTATATCGCAGAATGGGAGTTATCGCATGATGTTAGAGATCGAGCAAAGAAATTTGCAAAGACAGATTATGCTAAATCAAATGGCAATAATAATGTGTTTAGCAGAAAAGGAAAACGACCCTGATATGAAAAAAGTTTTAAGTGATGCGATTCGCCTATCAAAATCAATTATTGGGACTATCGATAGGAGCGAAGTATGAGCAATGCAGTTATCCTAAAACTGAATGAGCTTGGCTATACCACGATCCCCGAATCGTTTTACAGCAAGGTTGCGGAGTGGAAAAGCTGGTATCAGGGCAATGTAAAGGGCTTCCACAATTACCGCGTCCGCAACGGTGAAAGCATGGTCAACTGCAAGCGGTATTCCCTCGGAATGGGAAAGAAGCTGTGCGAGGATTGGGCGAATCTGCTCATGAACGAGAAAGTGCAGATAACGCTTGAAGGGCAGAAAGAGCAGGAATTTATTGACCGCATCTTGACGGAGAACAATTTTGCCGTTAAGGCGAACGAGATGCAGGAAATGAAGTCCGCGCTGGGCACTGTGGCCTACATTCCCCGCGTGGTGGGGCAAGAGGTCAACGAGAGTGGCGAGATCGTACCCGGCAACGCCTCCGGCATTGTGCTGGACTATGTAACCATCGAAAATATCTATCCGCTGGCATGGCAGAACGGTTATATCAGCGAGTGCGCGTTTTCCTCTGTAGTTACAAGGGGCGGGCGCGATTTCCTCTATCTGCAAATCCATCGCAAAGAGGATGGCGGCGAATACGTCATTGAGAACCGCATTTATCGGTATGATAATGAGCAACTTGCAGACGAAGCGCTGACCAATGTTAAGGGCTTTGAGCGCATCCCACCTGTTGTACATACCGGAAGCGATAAGCGTCAATTTGTCATTGACCGACCCAACATTGCGAATAACTTCAACTATTTGCTTCCGACCGGCATTTCGGTGTATGCAAATGCTATTGACGTAATGCAGGGCGTGGATATTGCTTATGATAGCTACGTCAATGAGTTCAAGCTCGGGAAAAAGCGCATTATGGTGAAACCAGCCGCAACGAAGTACCTTGACGGAGAGCCGGTATTTGATCCAAACGACGTCGCGTTTTACGCTCTTCCGGAGGACGTAAATGACGGTGCGGTTATTACGCCGATTGATATGACATTGCGGACGGCGGAGCACAACACCGGCATTCAGGATCAGCTCAACATTTTGTCCAGCAAGTGCGGCTTTGGTGAGACCTATTACCGCTTTGACGGTGGCAGCGTAGCAACTGCCACACAGGTCATCAGCGAGAACTCCACCATGTTCCGCACGATCAAGAAGCATGAAATTGTGCTCGAGCAGGCGCTCGTGGAGCTGTGCCGCATTCTGCTGCGGCTGGGCAACACCGCCATGAACGCGGGGCTGAATGAGGACGTGGAGATTTCCATCGACTTCGATGATTCCATCATTGAGGACAAGCAAACCGACTTTTCCCGCGATATGCAACTTTTGCAGGCGGGCATCATGAACGATTGGGAGTTCCGCATGCGCTGGATGAACGAGGACGAAGCCACCGCAAAGGCGGCGCTCCCGAAGATGCAGGACATGACAACCGAAAAACAAGAGGAGGTAGAGTAATGGGCGGTAGAGGTGGAGCCGGTGGCGGCGCTGGAGCCGGAGAATTTGGGCGTGGGCGCGGTATGAGCCTTGCGCGCTTTTTGTCACAGCAGGATATTAACCGAGCAAACGCTGCGTCTGTCACTGATATGGGCGATATTATCAGGCGCACATTCGAGCGCAACGCTGCTGAAATCAATGGGCTTGAGCTGTCGGACGCTGAAAAGAAAGATGCAGTACAGCAGATGGCAACTCTCGCAACAACGGCGCTCAAAACGGCGGCAGGAGCAGTCAATCCTTATGCAAGCGGGCCTGCGCGCCTGACAACGGCGCAGAAAACAGGAAGCGCCGCAGACAGAGCTGCAAGAGCGCGCGGTGAAATGGATAGCTACATGCGGAAATTGCGTGACCAGTCCAGTAAAAACCGCAAAGCAGCAGAAAACAAGGCGTTTTCCAATGCCTTTGTAACAGCGCAAAAGTCCGGCGCGTTGGAAGTTACGGTAAACGGTAAGAAATACCGCAGAGCTAACAAGCGCAGCGGCACATGGCGCCCGGTATGATTAACTTTGAAAATCTCGACAAGTTCACATTCCCCGGCGTGGGCAAGTACGACATTCCGCAGATTGAGCCGGTCAAGGCGTATCCGCAGGGAGAGTTTATCCCGGTGAATTACCATTACACGGCAAAAGACCCGGCGAGCAAGATCGTACACTTCTTTGTTGATGATTGCCAATTCGTCAGACATTGGAACGCACCGGACAGGTATATCCCGAAATTATCGGAGTTTGCGGCGGTGTGTGCGCCGGACTTCTCCACATATACGGATATGCCGCTTGCGATGCAGATATACAACCACTATCGCAAGCATTGGTTGGCGGCATACTGGCAAATGAACGGCATGACGGTCTATCCCTCTGTATCGTGGAGTGACGAGCATAGTTACGATTGGTGCTTTGATGGTGAGCCTGTCGGCGGAATAGTTGCGGTTAGTTCGGTAGGTACACAGCAGAACAAGGAAAGCAAGCGGCTCTTTCTGCGAGGTTACGAAGAAATGATGAAACGTCTTTCGCCGGAATGGGTGATATTCTACGGGAAAGTGCCGGAGGAATGCGACTGGAATGTAATTCGCGTAAAACCGCATTACGACGATATTGTGAAACGGAGGAAAGCAAATGAAATATCCGTTTCAGCCGGAAATCCTTGATGCGCTGCCGGAAGAACTGGCAGAACTGTTCCGGGCACTTGAACTCGTATTGCTGGATGAAATCTGCTCCCGGCTCAAGGTTGCGGACGAGCTGAACGAGGTCACGGTGCAGGACATCAAGGCGCTGCGGTCACACGGCATCGATCTGAAAGAGATTGAAAAGGCCATACGCCAGACTACCGGCATCGGCGAGAAAAAACTAAACGAGCTGATAGACGATGTAGTGAAGCGCAACCAAAAGTATTACACCGAATTGATTGACCTTGCGCACATCACGCAGCCGGAAACGCTGATAAGCGTAGAAGATACTTGGGCAATATACGAGCAGACGAAGCAAACACTGCGCAACATAACGCGCTCAATGGGCTTTTTAGTGGACGCTGGCCGCACAATGCTACCCCCTGCCAAGGCGTACCAATGGGCTTTAGATGCCGCTACGTTGAAAGTAGAAAGCGGGGCTATTTCTTATGGGCAAGCAATCAAAGACGCCGTTAGAGAGCTTGCAAGCAATGGCCTGCGCGTAGTGGACTATGAGAGCGGACACCGCGACCATGTAGACGTAGCTGCCCGCCGTGCCGTAATGACAGGCGTATCGCAGCTGTGCAGTAAGTACACGGAGCAAGCGGCGGAATACTTAGAAACGCCGTATTATGAAGTGTCTGCCCATTCCGGCGCGAGAGATGTGCCGTGGCCGTCCCCGTGGTCATCGCACAAGGAGTGGCAAGGCAAAGTGTATTCCACCCGCAGCGGCGACATCTACCCGAACATCTATGAGGTTTGCGGTCTGGGTGCTGTGGATGGTCTGGAAGGAGCCAACTGCCGCCACCGCCGCAACGTTTGGGTTGAGGGCGTAAGCGAACGTACCTACACAGACAAACAGCTTGCCCAAATTGACGATGGTCTGGGCTGTACGTTTGAGGGCAAGACCTATACGGCATACGAAGCCACGCAGGAGCAGCGAAAGGTGGAGCGCACCATACGCAAGCTCAAGCGTGAGAAAACAGCGTACAACGCCGCAGGGCTGACAGACGAAGAACAGGCAGTGAATATCAAACTACGGCGCCTGAACGCAAAGTACAAGGCGTTCAGCAAGGCGGCGGGGCTGCCGGAGCAGCGGGAAAGGATGAAGGTGCTGTATGACTAATCTGAACAACTGGAAAGAAATCACAAAAGGGGTTTATCGGTATGTAATCGCAGCAAATGCATGCTATGAATTGCATATTTTGCATTGGGACTTCGAAACGGACATTCTCACGGCAAAAGCGTCCGTGTACCTTGTGGGAGATTGGAGACAGGAAAATGGCAACTCTTTCTTCGAGCGGGATCCTATTTTGACAGAGCAACCCGTTTTTGAGTGCCTTGAAGCTGCCCAAAAAGACGACAAAGAAAACAACGCATGAACTTTGACGAAGCAATCAAAACCGTGCAGGCCATCCTAAAGCGAGGAAACGACGCAGAGATACGCCGAAAAGGCGATGGGTATATCGTCTTGGAGGTCAAAAAGACAATCAAATACACTTCCGCGCAATAGGGCGCGGGAAAGGGCAATAGGAGCCAACTTGTAAGGATCGCTTACAGGTTGGCTTTTTTCTTTTCGGTAAAAGCCGCAACTGCGGATTTTATACAAATTTGGCTATCTGCAAGCCTAAAAGTGCAGGCGGGGCGGTCACGGCAACGACCTAAAAAGCCTACCTCGTAAGGAGTTGAACATGAAGAAAGAAGAGCTGTTGAACATCGGCCTGACGGAAGAGCAGGCGGACAAGGTGTTTGCCATGAATGGCAAGGACATCGAGAAGCACAAGAAAGCCGCAGAGGACGCAAAGGCTGACAAGGAAGCCCTGGAGCAGCAGGTCGCAGACCGAGATAAGGACATCGCGGAGCTGAAAAAGACCAGCGGTGACGCTGCCAAAATCCAGGAAAAGCTGGATGAGTTGCAGGGCAAGTATGACAAGGAAACCGAAGCGTACAAAGCACAGCTTGCACAGCGGGATTATCAAACCGCAATTGACAAGGCGATTGCCGACAGCGGCGTGAAGTTTTCCTCCAAGTCTGCGGAAAAGGCTTTCCGCGCGGGTATCGGAGACAGCAAGCTTGAAATGAAGGACGGCGCTTTGGACGGGTTCGACAAGTACCTGGAAAAGGCAAAGTCCGAGGATCCCAGCGCATTTGTAAAGGCTGGCGCTCGTGTTGACACGCAGGGTTCGCTTGAGGGCGGCACTCGTGAAACAAAGCCCACGTCTTTGCTGGGTGCGCTCCACGAAAAATACGACAAGTAAAGGAGACAATGACACATGGCTATTACTCTTGCTGAAGCTAAGGTCGGCATGGCCGACAAGGTCGACCAGATGATTGTCGACGAATTTCGCCGCAGTTCTCTGCTGCTGGACAGACTGGTGTTTGATAACGCCATCTCTCCGGGCACTGGTGGTTCCACCCTGACCTACGGCTACATTCAGCTGAACACCCCCTCCACCGCCGCTGTTCGTGCGATCAACAGCGAGTACACCGCCAACGAGGCAAAGCGCGTTGAGAAGACCGCAAAGGCCATCATCATGGGCGGTTCCTTCTCCGTTGACCGTGTGCTGCAGAACACCTCCGGTGCTGTGGATGAGTTGGCGTTCCAGGCGCAGCAAAAGATCAAGGCGACCAGCAACTACTTCCATAACCTAGTCATCAACGGCACTTCCGCCGCTACCGGTGCTGGTTATGTAACCGGCACCTTTGACGGTCTGAAGAAGCTGCTGTCCGGCGCTTCTACGGAGCTGTCCTCCGGCATCAACCTGTCCACCTCTGCCCTGCTGGATAGCAACGCAAATGCGTTTATCGACCAGCTGGATCAGCTGGTGCACACCATCGACGGTGACACCACCATGCTGATGATGAACGGCGATATGCTGATGAAGGTACGTTCCTGCGCACGCCGTGCCGGTTACTACGAGCGTACAAAGAACGACTTCGGCCAGGTGGTGGAAACCTTTGCTGGTATTCCCCTGATGGACATGGGCAAGTACTACAATGGTACTTCCTCTGTGGACGTTATCGGCACTTCTGCCGCTACCGCTTCCGCCGACGGCACCACCAGCATCTACGCGGTGAGTATCGGTCTGGACGGCTTTCACGGCATTTCCCCCACCGGCACCAGCGTCATTTCCAGCTATATGCCTGACATGAACGCCCCCGGTGCCGTAAAGACCGGCGAGGTCGAGCTGGTGGCAGGCGTGGTGCTGAAGAACACCCTCAAGGCCGCTGTGCTGGACAACATCATTCTGTCCCCCAAGACCGGCAGCTGATTTGAAAGGAGCTGGCTCACATGACATACGCTGATTACGACTATTACTCCGGGACCTATTTGGGCACCGTGAGCGAGGGAGATTTTCCGCGTCTGGCTGTCCGGGCCAGCTCCTTCCTCGATTACTACACGCAGAACCGGGCAAAAGATAACGCTGATATGGACGCTGTAAAAATGTGCTGCTGTGCACTTGTAGACAAGTATCAGCTGATCGAAGCCGCGCAGCAGCTTGCCGCAACCAAACTGACAAACGCGGCGACCGGCGATGACGTGAAAAGCGAAACGGTAGGCGGGTACTCCCGGACGCTGGCCAGCGGCGGTGAAGCTGCTGCGTCCGCACTGAGCGCTACGGACGGTGCGAAGAAACTGCTGGCGGCGACCTGTAACGAGTATCTGACACATACCGGGCTTTTGTATCGGGGAGGGGGGTGCTGTGGTTGTACGCGCCCCACACTATAACGGTCTACAATGCCGTGCAGGAGACTGACCCGGCGACTTTTGAGGAAATCACAAAGCTGTATGTGACCATCCTGCGCGGCGTTATGCTGCAAGCCAGCAAGGCGGTCAACGTCCGGGAAAGCGGACTTGAGAGCGCGGACGCGGTAAACCTGTACATTCCGTTCTCCGTGGATGCGGTGGACGGCACGACCGGTAAAGCGAAAACCTACGCGCCCCCGCAGGCGTTTCTTGCGGCGGCGGACAAGTCCGGGCTGTGGACGTTGTCGGTCAACGGAAACGGCGGCCTGACGTTCTTCGTGAAGGGCGAGTTTGTCACCGACAAAGAGGATGTGGCTATGGCACAGGACGGCTGCTACAACGTGACCAAAGTGGACGAGAAAGATTTTGGCAGCGTGGATATGCAGCATTGGGAAGTCGGAGGGGCATAAGATGTCGCTCAAGTTTTCTGTTGACGTGTCCGGCATGGACGAGGTAAAGCGGCAGCTTGCAAGGGCCTGTAGCCGCGCTGAAAGCGTTTTAGCGCAACAGATGATGAAAGACACCATCCCCTTTGTGCCTGCGCTTACAGGCTCTCTGACGCAGCGGACGCGGGTGGTAGGCAACGAGGTCGTTTATCCCGGCCCATACGCGCGGTTCCTGTACTACGGTAAGGTGATGATAGACCCGGCGACCGGCAGCACATACGCGCCAAAAGGCGGGCACAAGGTGGTCACAGACCGAAATCTTGTATTCAACACAACAATGCACCCGCAGGCACAATCGCATTGGTTCGACGCTTCCAAAGCGCAGAACATTGAGAAGTGGGTGCGGGTGGCAGATAAGGCGGTGAAGAAATTTGGAAAAGATTAAAAGGGCCGTATCGGCGGCGGAAGAGGATCAGGTATCGCGCAAGCTGCTTGTGTGGTTGAATACATACCAGGAGCTGCCGGTCGATCTTATCCGCTTTGAGTTTCTTCCTGCCGACACTTCCGCTATGGCGATGTCGACCATTCAGGCGGCTTACGTCGTGCGGAAGTATATCACCGGCGGTTATGTGGCGGAGTATCAGTTCAAGATAATCTACCGAGTTAAGCCGGGGAACAGCAACGACAAACGGCTCAAGGCTGACGAACTGTTGAACGCTATCGGGGATTGGGCAAATGGTCAAAAGCCCGACATTGGCGATGACAAGCGCGTTATCAGCATGGAGCCAACCACGCGATCTTCCCTGTTTGCCATGTATGAAAACGGGGACGAAGATCACCAAATCCTTATGAAACTGAATTACGAGGTGAATGTATAATGGCAGATTTGGAATTCAACACCACAGTGGGCCAGACCATTGACCGCGAACTGCTTATTGCGTACTTGAACACCGGAACTGCATCCGCCCCTGTGTGGAGCGCTATCGGTAAGCGCGTCGAGGACAGCAGCGAGGAAATGGACTGGAGCACCGACACCAAGCAGGACATTTTGGGTCACACCTTTACGACCATGAAAAAGCCCACCATCACGCAGACCTTTGACCCTATTCCTTTGGACGCGGGCGACGCTGCGGCGGTGAAGATGTGGAACCTGGCCGTCAAAGACCAGGACGCCCAGGCGCTGGCAAATCAGGACATGATGATCGGTCACTTCTACGCCACCAGCGGCGACGCGATGTTTGCGGAGCGCTACGACGCTTGCGCTATTGCCATCACCGGCATCGGCGGCGAGGGCGGCGGCACCCTGAATATCACCAGCGAGATCACCTATGGCGGCACCCGCACTGTGGGTACCGTGAAGAAGGGCAGCAGCGGCGCTATTGAGTTTACTGCGGCCTAAATAAAGGGGCGGGCAACCGCCCCTGCTTTGGAGGGAACACATGAAGGAATTGACAATCACCACCGGCGTACAGGAATACCACCTGAATGACAAATGCACGGTGGTTTTTAATCCAAGCGACCCGGCGTTTGCAGACAAGCTGTACACGGCGTTTGACGCGCTGAAAAAGAAGCAGGATGCGCGGGACAATAACGTAGAAAAAATGAGCGCCCGCGAAATGTTTGACTGGCTCCGAAATATGGACGCCGAAATGCGCGAGACCATTGACGGGGTGTTTGAGCAACCGGTGTGTGAAGCACTGTTTGGCAATGTTAGCGTGTATGCCATCGCAGACGGTGCGCCGCTGTGGATGAACCTGATGGTTGCCATCATGGACGAGCTGGACGAGGGAATCAAACGGGAAAAGGCTTTTCACAGTGAGAAGCTTGCAAAGTATACAGCCAAGTACCACAGATGATGTACGACCTTCCGACGAGCCTTGAAGTGTGTGGAACAGAATACCCAATAGAAACGGACTTTCGCGTGATACTGGACATATTCTCGGTGCTGTCTGCTGTGGAACTAACGAGCGAAGAAAAGTGCTTTGGCGTGTTGGGAATGTTTTACCCCGGTTTTTTCACTATGCCTGGGGAGCACATGGAAGAAGCGATAAAACAGTGCTTTTGGTTTATCAATGGCGGAAATGAGGAAACGCAAAAAAAATCAACCAAGTTGATGGACTGGGAACAGGACTTTCGACTGCTCATCGCCCCAATCAACCGCATAGTGGGGCAAGAGGTGCGGGCGCTTCCGTATCTGCACTGGTGGACGTTTCTTTCGTACTACGGAGAAATCGGGGATTGCTACTTCGCGCAGATCGTGCGCATACGCGATCTGAAAGCAAAAGGCAAGCTAAAAGACAAAGCCGACAGGGAGTTTTACCGCAGAAACCGCGACGCTATCGACATCAAGCGACGGTACTCGGAGGCGGAGGAAGAAATCATTAAAGGCTGGACGTAAAAAGCCGCCCCGGAGGGCGGCTGCGTAGCGGTCATTGATTTGCAATAAATGTAATGTCGTTGCCAGACCAAAAATCAGGTGTAAACCTGATTTCGAGTGTTTTCCAATCGGCGGGAACTTCGTAACCTATTACGCCGGACATCTTTTTCCCTGATGCAACGGTGCCGTCCAGCTGGCCTTTGTCTGCGGCCAACGTTCCGGTCATGCTCATGCTTGTGGAGTAGTCATCGACATACGCTTCAAAAGACATTATAGAGCTTATGGAAATATCTTTGCTGGATTTGTTTTCAATGGAAAATTCGCAAAATAGAAACACGTTGCCGCTGTCTGGTGTGTAAAAACCTTCTCCGCTTGATTGGGTGCAAGACACAAAAGTGACTTCAATGTCTTTAAGGGAGACAACGTCACCAACTGCAAATTCCGTTTTCTGCGGAGCAGTTAATCCGTTTCCGCCTTTTGCGTCTGTATCCCCCACCTTTTCTGGGGAATTCCCACCAAGCGCAGTGCCAATAATGCCGATAGCAATAAACACAGCTATAACGATCAGCACGACCGGCTTTTTCTGTTTGGCGCCACAAGCGGGACAGACTTTCGCGGATTTTGCAATATCTGCGCCACAGGTCTTGCACTTAGTCATTTTATCCATTTTCTTCCACCCTCCAAGAAATTTTTTGTGGTTTGTTTATAATACCACACAAATACCATAAAAGCAAGTAGGTGATTGTATGGCAAACGCGGACGGCTCCGTTACCATCAAGGCAGACATTGACGATAAGCAGGCGCAGAAAGAACTCAATGCGCTGGAAAAGAAAATAGAAGCGCTGCAGGAAAAGCTCACCAACAAGAAATCTGCGCGAGATACTTTGTTTAACCAAGCCAACAACTTAGGCGCACAGCTTGACGAAGCAAAGGCAAAACTGGCGCAGATGAAGGGCGGCGGCGAGTTCTTCACCAGTGATGCTATCAAGCAGCAGGAGGCCGCTGTAGCGTCTATGGAAAAAGAATGGAACGCCATGAATGACAAACTGGACAAGCAGAACGCCGCTATCCGCGAGGGCGAAGCGGAGCTTGACCGAATGAAAGCAAAGGCCGGTGAGTTAGGTAAGCAGCTTGGCAATACCGGCAAGAACGCAGGAAAGATACAAGAAGGGTTAGACAAAGCATCTCAGGGCATGGAGGCGTTCACAAAGCGCGTGAAAATGCTGGCAAAGCGTGCGCTGGTCTTTACCATCATTGCCCGTGCGTTGGCGGCCATCCGGGATTGGCTGGCGGACGTGGTGGCCGTAAACGGAGAAGCACGGGACGCTATTGCGCAACTCAAGGGTGCGCTGCTGACGCTGGCGCAGCCGCTTGTACAGATCATTATCCCGGCGTTTACTGCGCTGGTTAAGGTACTGGCTACGGTGGTTTCATTTATCGCGAATATTGTATCCGCACTATTTGGAACAACGGCAAAAGAAAGCGCCAATGCTGCAAAATCCCTGAATGACCAGAAGAATGCATATAAGGGCGTTGGCGGAGCGGCAAAGTCTGCAAGTAAACAGCTTGCGTCGTTTGATGAGATTAACAAGTTAAGCGGCGAAGGTGGCGGCGGATCCGGCATTATTCTACCGGATTTCAGCACGGCGGCAAATTTCGCATTTCTTGATAAATTCGCGGACAAGCTCAAGAAGATAGGACAGGACATTGTAAACCTGTTTAAGGATGTCGCCGGGTTTATCGGCAACATATTCTCTGGCGATTGGAACGCAGTGCTGGACAACATCATCAACTTTGTAAACCACGCCCGTATTTTGCTGTCCGATTTGCTGGACTTTGTGGGGTATATCTTTGGAGCGATCATAGACACCATAATAGAAAAGTTCGGCCTTGCCGGTACTCCGGTAGGAGATATGTTGACTGGTATCAAAGACATTGTGCAGGGCGCGCTGGGGCTTATTTCCGGCATACTGACAGGCGACTTAGAAAAAATGAAACAGTCGCTTATCCAAATGCTTACCGGCGTGAAAACCTTTGTGTTTGGCATTTTTGACTGGTTCAAACTGGGGCTAACAAGTCTGCTGGACTGGCTGGACGAAAAAACAAACGGACGTTTCCACGAAATCATTGAACTGGCGAAAACCTATGTCAGCGATGTTATCGATGGTGTCAAACAAATCTTTGGTGGCTTTATTGATTTTCTGACCGGCGTGTTTACGCTGGACTGGAAACAAGCGTGGGAAGGTATCAAAGAAATCTTCCGGGGTATCTGGAATACTATTGTCGGCGTTTTAGAGGCGGCTGTAAACCTTATCATCAAGGGTATCAACTGGCTTATTGACCAGTTAAACAAGATACACTTTGATATCCCGGATTGGATACCGGGTATCGGTGGGAAATCCTTCGGCATAAATATTTCCCATGTAAACGAGCTAAAAATCCCTCGGTTGGCGCAGGGCGCGGTTATTCCTCCGAACCGGGAGTTTATGGCAGTGCTTGGCGATCAGAAATCCGGGACGAACATTGAAACGCCCCTTGCTACGATGGTGCAGGCGTTCAAACAGGCGCTTGCGGAAAGCGGCTACGGCGGCAGCAATGAAGCCGTGTTGGTGCTGGACAAGGACGTGCTGGGCAAAGTCGTGTACCGGCTGAACAAGGCGGAGGGTACGCGCATCGGCGTAAATCTGTCGGAGGTGCAGGGATGAACTACATCAAACTGAACGGCATCTCTTTTGACGCCGATGTGGCGATCTCCAAGTACAATCGAAACTTTAACGTGCTGGACGGCGAAAACGCAGGGCGCGTAATGACGGGCCGCATGGTGCGTGACATCATCGGCACATACCTTGGTCACAAGCTAACAGTGTTCCGGCGCGGTGACAACTACAAGGGACTGGACGATTTCTGGAACTACTTGTACAAACACAGCGTGGATGATTCCGTTATGCTGGAAGCGGCAGACGGTCAAACTACCATCGCTTATGAAGCGTATTATACCAGCGCGTCGCAGGACTTGGAGAAGGGCGATGGAGGCGTAAACTATTGGGGCGAGATCGAAGTGAATTTCATTCCAATGGACGCGCAGCTCCGCCCCTAAGAGGTGGCCTATGTCGAAAACGACTATTCTGTACAAGGACATAGCCCCCGGTGCGGCGGATGACGCGACCGTGACCGCCACCGGCGGCACAGGAGACCTCACCCAAATTCCGCACGGCGCGGCTCCGGGTAAGCTTATTACGCTGGAACGGAGCCGCTGGGTGCTGGACGGCACTTTTGATGGCGTGTACGCGGAGGACAAGGTAGGCTTTTGGTCTACGGAGGTTTCCGGGGACAGCGGAGAGTTTACCAACCCGCCCAAAATCACCATGACGTTTACACAGCAGTATTCCAGCATGGGCATTCAGCTCACCTTTGACGAGGACACGGGAGAGTATTGCAGCGAGGTAGAAATTTCGTGGTATCAGGGCGCGGTGCTGCGGCGGGCGCAGTCGTTCCAGCCTGACAACGCGGTGTACTTTTGCGATTGCCGGGTAGAGAGCTTTGACAAGGTGGAGGTCGCGCTGAAAAAGACCGTAGTTCCCCATCGGCGGGCGCGTGTTAATGAGATCGTGCTGGGCGTGGTGCGTAAATTCGGGATGAACGAAATACGCAACGCATCCATCGTAAACCAGGCGAACGAAGCTTCCGTAGAGCTGCCGGTGTCCACGCTAAACTGGACGCTTGACAGCCTGAAAGATGTGGATTACCTGTTCCAGCTAAAACAGCCGGTGGAAGTGTGGAACGACAACCGGCATCTGGGGACATACTACATTAACAACTCGTCACGCACGTCCGCAAACGTGTATGTGATAGAGTGCCAGGACGCTCTTGGAGTGCTTGAATACACGCCGTTCAGCGGAGGTGCATACCTTGATGGAGTGAGTGCAAAAACGCTCTTAGAAACGCTTGCAAAGCCCTTTGGGGTGGAGTATGCGAGCAATGTGAAGGACACAACGCTGAAAGGCATTATTGTTAAGGGCACAAACCGTAGCGCCATTCAGCAAGTCATATTTGCATGGGGCGTCTGTCTGGCAACAGACGGCGGGGACAAACTGCGGGTATTCAACCAGCCCACAAAGCCTATTCTTATCCCACGCGGGCGGACGTTCGTCGGATCTTCCGTTACAACCGGCGCGGTGGTCACAAAGGTGAACGTGACGGCGCATAGCTATGTAGAAGACAGCAACGGCAACGTGACCATCAATGGGGTTAAGTACAAAGACACCAGAACGGTGTACAGTGCCATCAACCCCAACGTGACCGCATCCGATCGGGAGAACGTAAAGGAAGTCACGGCGGCAACTCTTGTATCTAATGAGATTGGACAGGCAGTGGCGGATCGGCTGTACAAGTATTATTCGCTGCGTGACACGAACACGGCGACCGTGGTATACGATGGTGAGAAGCTGGGCGACTGCGTAAGCATTTACACGCCGTGGGGACTGCTGACCACAGGCAATCTTCACAAGATGGAGATAAAACTGTCCAACACGGTGGTGTACAACGCGGAAGTCACAGGCGCGTGGATCATCAGCCCGTACTTCTATTACAGCAACGACCTGTTCTCCGGGGAGGTGTAACCGATGGCGGAATATACAGCACAGGTGCCGAAGATAGCGGCGGCTGTACTGCTGCCGAACCCGGCGACCATCAACGGCAAGGTAAAGCTGCAGGTAACGGTAATAGAGGAAGCCGTCATCGTGTACCCCAGCTACTACTACAGCGGCGATCTATATGCGGGCGAAAGTACACATACTCCGTACCCGCGTGTACCACAACCATATCATTTCTTTTGCGGCGATATTTACGCCGGGGAGGTATAAATGGCAATCAAGACAGTAAAAGCGACGATCAACGGCCAGACATACGACCTGACGCTGAACTCCGCAAGCGGCAAATGGGAAGCGACCATTACCGCTCCGGGAAAGACATCGTACAATCTGGCGGGCGGCTACTACAACGTATCCGTCGAAGCAACAAACGAAGCGGGCACAAAGGGCAGCGCGGACGCATCTACCGTAGACGGCCTGAAGCTGGTGGTAAAGGAGACTGTGGCACCGGTCATCACCATTGTGTCCCCCACGGCTGGCGCGTATGTGGCAAACAGCAAACAGCCGGTGGTATTCAACATCACGGATGAAACCGGCGGTTCCGGCGTAGACATCAGCACTTTGGTAGTCAAGCAGGACGGCACGGCTGTAGCTGCGGCGAACATCACGCACACAACTATTACCAATGGCTACAGCGTGACCTACACACCGTCTGCGGCACTCAGCGACGGCAGCCACACCGTAACCATCAACTGCAAAGACCACGACGGCAACGCGGCTGCGGAAAAGTCCACGACCTACACCGTGGATACTGTTCCTCCGACGCTGAACGTAACATCTCCTGCGGACGGCCTTATCACGGCGGCTTCTTCTGTCACTGTGGCCGGTACTACCAACGATGCAACGTCCTCTCCCGTGGTCATTACCATCTCCCTGAACGGAACGGATCAGGGGGCAATCCCTGTGGGCACCGGCGGTACCTTCTCCAAGGTAGTTACGCTGAAAAAGGGCAGCAACACCATCATCGTCAAGGCAAAAGACGCGGCAGGGAAGGAAAGCTCCGTCACCCGTACGGTCACGCTGGACACTTCTGTGCCGAAGATCACGGCGGCGACCATTACGCCTAACCCGGTCGACACCGGTAAGACGATGGTCATTAGTGTTACCATTGAGTGAGAGGTGATAGCTTGAGCAGAGATATTCGCGTATCGCTCCCCGCCGCCATCGTTTACGTGTCCGGCTCGGTCAACGGCAAGGATTACGTGTGGACGCTGGACGGCGAAGCGTGGAAAGCCACGGTAGACCGTGCTTCGGATGAAAAGTACGCCGTATCTTTGACGGCTATCAACGCGGCGGGCACAAGCGCCAGTTACCAGTTTACCCTTAACTACGGTATGCTGTCCCTTATTACGGACAGGACACAAGCAGACGTGGATGGCGTGATAGCCGCGCTCAGTCGAATAGAGGCTGGGCGCGGCACCCCGGCGGACGTGCTTCTCCTGAGCGACAACAAGGGGTCGTACAACTACACTGACCTGAACCGCGTTGCGGGAGCTGTGCTGTATGTGGCGGAGGAATTGGAAGCGAATGGTTACAGTGTAACGGTAACGGCAAAGCAAGGGTGGGCAGAAACGGACATTCCCACGCAGGCAGACATTGACCAGTACCTCGCGGACATCGCAGAAATACGCAGTGCGCTGCCTGTGCCAGCCGATACCCCAAAGGCGCCGACAATGCCGTTGGACCATCGAAAGGCCAACGACATTGAAAGCATCCTCATACTGGTAGACCAGCTCGTGCAAAACATAGCCAAGTCGTGGTTTTACTCGGGAGACTTGTACTCCAACGAAATCAAATAATAAACGTTACTCCCGGCCAATCGGGGCACGGGAAAGGGCAATAGGAGCCGACTATGGGAACGTAGTCGGCTCCATCTTTTTTGGAAAGGAGCAGATATGCAGGACAGAATTTCTCTTTATCCTGGCCGCGTCAAGCTCACGCCTGTTTCCGGGCAGGACAACGTGTACGACATGACCCGGCAGGACAACCCCACCACGGAGGGCACACCGCTGAACAAGTCTACGCTGCTGACGGACGAGGTGGCGGAAACGCTTGGTCTTGACCCGGCAACGGCAACGCCCTCTCAGGCCATTAACGCCGTGGCGGGCAAGGCAACGGACAAAAAGCTATCGCTGACGCTGGCGGCGGCAAGCTGGACAGGCAGCGAAAGCCCCTACACCCAGGGCGTGACAGTCACGGGCGGCACGGCCACCAGTCAGGCGGACATTCAGGCAGACGCAGCGGCGATACAGCAGATGCTGGACGATGGCACCAACGCCATCTACATCGCCAACAACAACGGAACATTCACCGCCTACGCGGTGGGAGAAAAGCCCACCGCTGACCTGAACATTCAGGTGACGGTGTACGACGTGAAGGAGGTAAGTTAACGATGGTAATTATCGGTAGGTCGCAAATAGCGGAGGTGGCGCAGGAGATACCTCTCACATCGGGTTAGAACGAGGTGTCGGTGCTGCTGGCGGCTCGGGCATCGTGTGCATAAGGCTACACAAAGAATAAACACGGCCTCCGTTTCGGAGGTCGGGAACGGAGGTTTATATGGCAAGTATATGTGGTTCCCCTGTTTGTGCCGGTGGTAAGCCGAAGATGAAATTTACCTACACAGGGGACTACGTGGTGAGGAAAGACGGCGTGGTGGAGCTGCTGACGAGCGGGACGATTGTGTTCTTGGAGCCGAAAGTCATTGACCTGTTTATGGTCGGTGGCGGCGGTGCTGGTGGCTCTGATGCGAAGAATACTGTTGTCGGTTGTGGTGGCGGTGGTGGTGGCTACACTCGTACAGTGCGCAAAGTAAACGTAACACCTAACAAAAACTATACTGTGGCCATTGGTGCGGGTGCCGAAGCGTCAAAAACGGTTGACAAACCGGTAAGCGGAAGTACGTCTTTTGGCGAGTTCAGCGTGGCAGGTGGTGTTTCTGTACAGCTGAATCGTAGCGCGTCCGCCGACTATACAGTTGGCGGACGCGGCGGAAGCGGGGGTGGAGATGGCCTGTATTCTAAAAGCACTGGGGGCGAAGGTGGTAGTGACGGCGGAAGTGGTGGGTTAGGAAGTGGAACTGGTTTACCCGCGAGCGGGCAGGGCTTTACAACAAAAGAGTTTGGCGAACCAACTGGCAAACTTTATGCTGGTGGTGGGGGAGGCGGAACATATATTTCTGCACAGTCCCCTGTTTATGCGTTGGGTGGCGCTGGTGGCGGCGGCGATGGTGCGTGGGGCGCAGGAGCCAACCAAACGCAAGCTGCTGGGGCTGGTGTAGCAAATACAGGTGGCGGTGGTGGTGGAGGGGTAGGCGTCGGCGGCGTAGCTAACATCATCGGCGGCTCTGGTGGTTCCGGTATCGTGTGTTTCCGTGTAGCTAAGGAACTGCCGGAGTTGGCTGGGACGTGGGTGCTGCATAATAGGCTGTATCGCCCGGATGAAGCGTTCGTGGAAACCGCTAATTTTGAAGTATCGCTCGACAACACTTCATTCTCGTCCTGCGTAAAAGCAGATTTCCAGGCACGCGCGCTTTTCTTGAACATTCCGTACGTGGGGAATCTGAATGTTTATTCGTTCAACGACAACAAATGGTCTCGGAATTATAAATATTGGAAATTTACCGCAGAACAGGCAAGTTCTTTCAGCGACAAATTTAGAACGTGGCTGGTGAATAACGCGACCAAACAGTAAGGAGGTGCTGGCATGGCTATTACAGGAAAACCCATCGCAATGGGCATCAGCGGGGGTACGGTGTACTTCCCGGTCAGCTACACGGCACGGCACAGCATGAGGGATGACGGAAGCGTGGTGCTGCTGGAAAGCGGACAGGCGACCTTTGAGAAACCCACTCCGGCAACAGTGACCACAGCAGACGGCAAAAGTGCCACGGCGGTGCTGGATGGCACCTACGACGTGGCGATAGGCAGCGACGGCGGCGCGACCTCTTTCGGCGACATCGTAAGCGGAGAGGGGTCTGTGACGCTGACAAAAGGAGCGTGATTGAGTGAGATACGCATTGGTTGAAAACGGCACAGTGACCAACATCATCGAAATGGACAAGCGGAACGAGCAGTTCTTCCCATCCGCCGTGTACACCGGTGACAGGCCGGTGGGTATGGGCGACACGTACACGGAGGGAAAGTTCTACCGTGACGGCAAAGAGGTGCTGACGGCACTGGAGGAAGCCAACAACGAGATAGACAGACTGACCCAGCAGCTGGGCGAGGCTGTGGAAACCATCTATCAGGCGGATATGGACACTATCGGTTAAGAAAGGAGAACGACTATGTATAACATTATGACGAAGCTCATCAACAAGCGGTTTTACAAGACGAAGGAGGAGGCGCAGCAGAAGTGCGACGTGTTTTACGCCGTGGGGCGCATTACGGACGAGCAGTACACGGAGCTGTGTGCGCTGATCGAGAGCGTGTACGCAGAATAAAGGGCGGAGAGAATTACTCCCCCCGCCGGATGTAGGCTTCCTCGGCATCGAGCTGTGCCTGTTTAAGTGCGGCAACGGCCTTTTCAAACTGGGCAATGGCGTCGGTGACGGCGTTGAACAGGGTGAAATACTCGGGCATGGAAACACCTCCTTTCTGCAAGCAGAATAGCACAGGAGGCGTGTCAGAAAAGGTCGAAGTGTGTCGAGGAGCAAAAATAATTTGAGAGGAGAACGCGGCGAATGGAACCGTGGGTGCAGCAGATCGCCGTACCGCTGGCGGTAGCGGTGCTGACAAGCAGCGGCTTGTGGGCGCTGGTATCGAAGCGGGCGGACAAGAACAATGCGGAGCGGAAGATGCTGGTGGGGCTGGCACATGACCGCATCATCCATCTGGGCATGGTGTACGTGACACGAGGGTACATCACGCAGGACGAGTACGAAAACCTCAATGACTATCTGTATCAGCCGTATGAAAAGATGGGCGGCAACGGCAGCGCAAAAAGGGTCATGGAGGAAGTGAGGAAGCTGCCCATCAAGCGAGAGGCGTAAGCCGGAAAGGATAAAACTATGAAGCTGAACAACAAGGTTTATGACGTTATGAAGTGGGTGGTCATGATCGTGCTGCCCGCGCTGAGTGCCCTGTATGTGGGTCTTGGCAGCATTTGGGGCTGGCCGTACATCGAGCAGGTGGCCGGAAGCATCTCCTGCGTGACGGTGTTTCTGGGCGCTCTGCTGGGCATCTCCAGCGCCAGCTACAAGAAGTCCACGGTGGACGAGGAGGCTATGTAAATGCCGAAGGTATATCTGTCCCCGGCCATGCACATGGCCAATCCGTGCGTGTACAAACGCCCGGACGGGAAACAGTGCTATGAGGCACTGGAGAACAACGAGTACATCGACATCCTCGAGCCGATCCTGAACCGCTGCGGCATCGAGACAAAGCGCGGCTATCGGCGTACCCCCATGAACGGCGACAACGGCGACGCCATCATGAAGCAGAACGTGCGGGAGAGCGACGCGTGGGGCGCAGACGTGCATTACGTCAGCCATACCAACGGCAGCGCAGACGGCAAGGGCAACTCCCGGGGATGCTTCCCTATGTACTACACCTACTCGAAGAACGGCAAGAAGCTGGGCGAGATCATGGTCAAGTACCGCAGGCAGGTGTACCCGCGCACGGTGAAGCTGGTGGCGCGGAGCGGCCTGTACGAGCTGCGTGTGCCGAAGGCCGTCTCCTTCTACGAGGAGCACGTGTTCCACGACAACATGGATGACGCCACATGGTTCCACACCCACATGAAGGAGATCGCCGAGAGCGCTGCAAAGGGGCTGTGCGAGTGGTTCGGCATCCCGTATGTGGACGAACCAAAAACCGAGCCTGAAAAAAACATCCTGTACCGGGTGCAAGTGGGAGCGTTCCGCGTAAAGAGCAACGCCGAAGCACAGCTGGAAAAGCTGAAAGCGGCGGGCTTTGACGGCTTTATCGTGGAAGTAGAAAAATAAAATAAATCTGCTGAGCGGGAAAGAGCTACGACAAGCCGCCTCTTTCCCCGGCGTAAAGTCCCGCAAGCTCACGGCTAAAACCGTGTTATGGACAGCTACCACAAGCAGATAAGGCGCAGATTGCAGAGCATGGCCCCAAAACGGGCTATTGCGTATGTGATGAGCGTTCAGTTGCCGCCAGACGAGGCGGTGTGCGTTATTGAATGTGACATAAAGCGAAAAAGCTATTGTGAGACGGCGTTCCTTCTAAACGTGTCACCGGAAACGGTAAAGCGGTGCCGCAGGAGGGCGTATCAAAAATTTGCAGACGAAGAAAGAAGCCGCACCTAAAAAGGCGCGGCTTCTTTGGTTGCGCCCGGTAGGGGGAAACCGGGCAAATAAAAAGGGAAAGATGCCATCCGGGAGTGTTCCTGGGTGGCTAATTTTATTATACATCGTTTCTGCTAGATTACACAAGTAAATATTTCGCCAATTAACGGCCTTTTTCTGACCTTTAACTGCCCCTTTGCGGGGGCAGTTTTTTGTTACGCTTATTACAAGAAACGGAGGTGTTTGCATGGTTGAAAAGCTGGTGTCGTTGGGATTTACACAGCAGATGGCGGAGGACATTATTTGGGCGTATCAGGATGATCTTCCGGGGCTAAAAGCCTATGTGCAAGTGATAGAAATGGTGGCGGCGCATGTATAGCTACTTCAACGAAAACCCACACGGTAAAAATGTGGGAGACTGCACCGTTCGGGCTATTTCAAAAGCCATCGGGAAAGAGTGGGGCGAAACGTACCTTGCTATGGCAATAGAGGGGTATCTAGAAGGTGACATGCCGTCCGCAAACGCCGTGTGGGGTTCGTATCTGCGGCGGATAGGCTACCGGCGGTACATGGTGCCGGATACTTGCCCGGATTGCTACACAGTCGGTAGGTTCGCCGATGAACACCAGGAGGGGACGTTTATCCTTGCGCTATCCGGGCACGTCGTGTGTGTGCAAGACGGCGTGATCTATGACAGCTGGAACAGCGAAAACGAAATTGTTTTGTATTACTGGCAAAAAGAAAGTGAGGCGTAACTATGGCATTTAACCCGTATTTCAACCCTTATTACCCGCAGCCAATGCAGGACAACCTTGCCCAGCTTCGGCAGCAGCAGATGCAGCCCATGCCGCTGCAGATACCGCAAATTCCACCCATGCAGAACCCGGTGGCGCAGGGCGGCGTACAGTGGGTAGCTGGTAGGCCGGAGGCGGAGAATTGGCTGATTGCGCCCAACTCTGCTATTGCGCTGTGGGACAGCACGGCTCCCGTAGTTTACCTGAAACAGGCCGATGCAAGCGGCAAGCCAACCCTCAAGACGTATGACCTTGTAGAACGCCTTGCAAACGCTTCTGACGCGCAGAAAGCTCCCGCTCCGGAATATGTGACCCGTAAGGAGTTCGACGCGCTGGCGGCGCTTGTGGGCGAAATAAAGGGCAAGAAGAAACGCAAGATGGAGGAGGAAGAGGACGATGAGTAATAATCCGTTTTTCAATGCGCTAGGTGGCGGACAGATGCCGGGGCCGATGAGCGGCTTTCCCCAGCTTTTGCATCAGTTTAAGCAATTCAAAGCGAGCTTTAAAGGCGACCCAAAAGCGGAAGTAGAGAAAATGCTGCAAAGCGGAAAAATCTCACAAGACCAACTGAACAAGATACAGTCAATGGCAAACCAATTTCAGGGGCTTTTCAAGTAATCAAAATCGTGGCCACGGTTTGATATAAATATTTTTTCAAAAGGAGTGATACTATGTCTCTTTCCTCTG